TCCCTCGCAAAGACTGTGAGGCATTTGTCTGCATTGCCTGGGTAAGTGGCTGTAGTTGGATAGCCCGTTGCTGACGAGCCAATTGTTCCAAACTGAGTCACATACAGCAGCTTAATTGTGTTGGTCGTGGTGGCGTAGGCTACGAGGATAGCGCCATTGAACAGGATCATATCTGCATTGGCTGTCGCGTTGAAGTCGTTACCAATCGTCAGTGTCGATGGCGCTGAAGTTGGGTTAGCAGCATCGAAGATGTAGGCAATCAGGCTTGTGGTGGCATTGTTGCGCACAAACACAAAGAGCTTAGTGCCGATTGCGACACAGCGTGGCTTTTGTCCGTTTGTAAGTAGCAGCGCGTCGCCAACAATAACCGAGTTAGAGAGCCTATCTTGCAGGGCATAGCGCACCTGGGGAGTGGCGCCACCACGAGAGTCTTCCCAAGCGTAGATGGCTATATTGCCACTGGTTGCCGAGTCAGCCGTAGACTGCTGATAAGAGTTAGCAATAATTGCGCGTTGGTTGACAGCAAGTGTCTCGAGTGGGCCTTTGAGAACCCAATCATCAGCGTCATCTGAATATGTGTACATACTTTTATTGGTAATGAGATTGAGCTCATCACCGTAGAGCGCCATACGTCTACCATCAGCAAGCGTCCCAGATGGAGCAATCTGCTTACCAAGGGTTTCATAGCCATAGCGCTTAACAAACTCACCGTTACGCTCTCTGAAGCCATTCTCGAGCTCCAGGAGCTTTCCAGTAGGTAGCTGCAATGGGTCTGTCTTTGTATCGAGTGATCCCTGCATTGGAATGGAGATCACTTGCCTCTGTAGTGGCATGTTAACCTCCTTATGCTACGCGCTGAGCTTTAATAATTGTGCCTAATGAATCAAAGTAGGCATTATTAGTGCCGCCTGCGAACGTGTTTGAGCGCCCTACCAAATAAACCGTTGTGCTTGTGCTTACTTGCACTCTGCGGCTCAGAATCACATTTGTTACTGATTCACCTGCGCTTTGTTGAGCGCTAACGCCATAATTTATATTTGTGTAAGACGTCGAATCGGCAACACCACTTGAAAGACTGATGGCTGTTTCTACTTTTCTTATCAACGCAGTGCTCTGCGCAATATTCCATGTAAACACAGCATTTGCAGAAACTTCCCAGACACCAGCAGTAAGCGTGATACTCGTTAGGTTTTGGTAACCAGTCGATGTGGTCACATTGCTTCCCATTGATGCTGTAACAATTTCACCAACATAAAATGCTGGCATGGGCGTAGTGTTTGTGCGTCCGGCAATCTCTATTCCATTACCAGGAGTCGATGGAAGAATCGTCGGTGTGACAACCTGGTTAGCCGACAATCCGCCTACAGAGGTAAGTGTGTTAGTTCCAGCTTGCAAAGTTGGAGCGGTAACCTTGGTTGATGATGAAATATCGTTAGAGCAAGAAACTGTTCTCAACGTAGCGTTAATAAACGTGCCTGAAATGCTTTTGAGAAACCCAGAAAGGGTAAGGTCACCGCTGAAAGTAGCGTTTACTGCTGAAACATCTCCTGAGAACGTACCCGTAACTCCGGACACACCAGCAGCAGACACCAATGCGCCAACATTTACTTGGCCACTAAAACCTCCTGTTGTTGCGCCAGAAAGAGCACCACTCAATGTCAGGCCCACGAAGGTAGGGCTAGCGCCTGTGTGGATGTTCTGTGGCAGCGAGAGTGTGATGTCTGAAGTGTTGTGCGCCACACTTACTTGGTTTGTTGTGCCCAAGAGTGTCACAAACTGAGAGACGTTTACGCCAGACTTCATTCTCATGAGAGTGTTGTCTGCTGGAGCGCTTACTGGAAGACGGAGTGAGTAAGCTGATGTGCTTGGGTCTGCCACAAGAGTTACAGCCTGAGCCGTTCCTACTGCTGCTGAGCGTGAATAGATAAGCACGTCACCAATCTCAAGCTTACCGTAGGTGGTAGCGTTTGATTGAAACACAAAGCTGCTATTGAGAGACACAAACGAAGCAGAAGCGGGGCTTGTGAGGCCCGTAATTGCGCCCACTGAGGATACGTTAAGCGTACCGCCTGATGTGAGCTGAATGGCATTGTTGCCACCGTCACGATAGAAGAGGTTTCCACCGATGTTATAGAGCGCACCGAGTGAAGCGACTGCTGATTGAGCCTGGAGCACTACAGCTTTAAGGCCTGTGGCTTGGTTGTTACCGAAGCTCAAGTCTGCGTTGATGTTGAGGCCTGATGGAGTGATACGCACACCCTTACCAGTACTGTGGTCGTGAGCATCAACTACATCGAGGGCTGAGTTAATCTGTGTCGCATACTGTGGGCCAGAGGTGACGAGTACCTCAGGCAAAGTGAGCTGCATGTTTGGCGTTGTACTCATACAAACCTCTTAAAAGAAAAGAATAGTCACTTTTACTGTAGCTGATGTTCTTAAAATAATGGTCGCTGATGGCGTAGTGTTGACTGTGGTGCTTTCCCACACGTTCGCGTTCGCGTCTTTGCGTATAATCTGCCAACCCTGGATAGGTCTGCTGAGTTTATGTTCAACTTGGTTGTCGATACCACTTGCAAGAGTGATATCCTTAATAATTACCGAATCTAATTGAGGCAGTTTCTCAAACTGCTGAAATGAGGCCGCAATAGCGTCTTGGATGCGCTGAAGTAGAGGATCCTCAGTGAATATCTTCCTAAAAATCCTCACACTTCACCTCAGAGAATAATTGGGAACAATGCGAGCTGTTCGTTAACCACTGACAAGTCTGTCACGCGCTCAGGCAATGCTGCATCACGTTCCGTTGCCATTGTGATTACACGGTCAACTGCTTCAAGCTGCTCACGCTTCAGAGCCGAGCTATCAAGCTCTTGCTTGTTCATGATTTGGACTGCTGCATAAAGGATAACTACCTCTTCCCAGCCAGCGATGCCATCAATGGTCTGAGCGGATGTTGTGATCTTCACAGGAGCAGGCACGAACCACATCTTGAAGGTGATTCCCTGGTCAGGCTGAGGAAGAATCTTAATCTTTGACCCTTGAATGAGATAGCGGTAAAATGCGGCAGCCGTTACAGCAAACAGGATGTTATTGTAGCGGTTTCTTTCGTTGAAGTTGAACGGACGCACCGTTAAAGCGTTCTCGCCACTCCCTGAAAAGTTCTGTAGCTGATCAAGTCCAACCATCTTGTAGAAGTTGGTAGGCAGATCATAGAACTGAGTCAGTCCATTTGTCGTGAAGCTGTACTCGTCGATGTAATAGTTCTCAAACTTAGACACGATCAGATCGTAGAGCTTGGTGTAGCCCTGGTCGATGTATCTGATGATCTCGTCATCTGTAACAAAGTTAGAGCGCTCTGTATTAGAACGCTCCCTAACTCTGGTAATCAGCTCCGAGACTGTAAAGGTGCGGGCCATGATTAACCCTCCAATTCCTCACCGATCTCTTCGATGACTTCCCCGTATTCTTCGTGAGGCATCATTTCCACGAGCTTGAACATAGTATGGAAGGCTTTGGCCACAACCTCAGGGGACTTACCCTCGAGACCGCTTATGAGCTTCATGGCAGCGTCTTTCAGCGCCAATTGGCTTTCGTCCTCTTCCTTATTCATACCAGCAAGAGCTTCCATAGATTCATCACGAAGTTGGGCAGCGCGGTCTTCACCAGCGCCACCCTGTCTTTTCGCAACGATCATGGAAGCAATCTTTTTAGGATTGCCCATAATCATCATGATTAAACTCCTTTGCCGAGGTCGACGGAGCTATTTGTTGCAACAACTTGCAAGAACAATTGAGCGCCTGACTCAGGGTTCACAGCAGCACCAGCAGCATCAAGACACTGAATGGTGATAGCCGTTCCAGCAGCCAAAGCAGTCTGGAGCTGAGCAGGAGTCATAAGAACCTGAACAGATTTCACTGCCGAGATTGCCGAGTGGACAACCTGAACCTGAACAGAAAGAGCGCGAGTGAACTTGTCTTGGAGAACTACTTGATATTGTCCAGCAGTAGCTTGCTTAGCTACCGATGAAATTCCGTAGCCCTTAACTCCACCTGAGGCCACTGCACCAGCAGCGCCAATCGTGACAGTGGAGTAAAGGGTCACAGGACTTCTTTCGGCAGTGTATTGGAACTGCTGATAAAGTCTGTTTGCCATTTGGTTAACTCCTTAAAGAAGGGCTCCGAAGAGCCCCGTTAAATTAGGCGATCTTGAGGTGCATGTTGAAGCCAGGAGCCGCACAGCCAATCTGAGCGTAGCTGAAGCAACGGATCTGCAAGCTGTCGCTCGAGGACGAACGGAGCATACGGAGACCATCGCTGTCGAACAGGTTAACAGCCAGCTTCAAGCTGTTGAGCTTCCATGTGTTCATCTGGAGGATGTACACGTCGCCCTTAGGACAGTTAACGTCAGGAAGAACCTTGATCATTCCTGTTGGGCCGTTAACGATGATTCCCTGGAAGCCAAGTGCACCTTCAGCGCCAGCCTTGATGTCAGCATACTGAACCTTGGAGCCGAGGGCCTTCACGAGGTTACCCCAGTCAACGTAGTTCATGAATGCGTGGTCAGGACGTCCACCTTCACGGCCAACCAGAGCAGCCGCGTTGATGAATGCTTCTTCAATTGGAAGTGATGTACCGTCGAGGTAGAGACCGCCCAAACGGGTAGCATCTGCCGAACGAGTCACGCCAAAGAAGGAAGCTGCGAGTTTAGTCGCGCGGTCAGAGTAAGGCAGCCATGCGTCCAAGCCCTTGATCGCTTTGTCGTAGTCGCCTGCAACAAAGATGAAGTCAGCGCCTGCCCAGCCAGAAGAAATGTCATTGTCGATTGTGAATGTTCCACCGATACGGTCGACAGTCACAACAATACACGAACCAGCCTTAACTGTACCACCGCCATCGGTAGTCGAGCCCTGGAGAGTCATGCCAACTTCGAAGTTAACGATGTCTTCAGGAACAGTCAGAACGATAGTCTTGGTCAAAGCTGTATAGCTAGAGACCTTACCGATAGAGCCGGAGCCCGAGCGGTACATCTTAGTAGCAACAGAGCGTGACAAGCTGTGGAGTGCACCGTCGATTTCAACAGTAGCAGCACGCAAGAACGCGTTAGCGTCGCCTTCCGAAGCCAAGAGAACTTCGTTGGAGATTTCCGCGATTGAGTAGTCAGAAGCGCGGGTCAAGAGGAACGCTTTGAGCTGGCTGTTTGATGTTCCCGAGTTAGCTGTCGAGAAAGTAGCCGAACGGTTTTGAGGGTTACCGTAGATCAAAGGTTGCTTAAGAACTTCACCGCCAAATTGTGTGTATTTTGGCATAAGAGCGAGCAATGGGTTGTTCTGGTAAACGAGGTTCTCGATCTTGCCGTCAGGATAGTGCTGCTTCAGGGCAGCCTGAAAAGATACTAAGTCCAATGCCATGATAAAACTCCTTGATTAGATAAATTTGATTAAACTTGCAGCCTTACGCAAACTTTCATCATCATTCAGAAACTTCTGAGGTGAGGAAACTTCGCTTGTGGCTTTCATTGAGTTTGTGAGTGTTTGACTCACGGCTGGCTTGCTGACTGCTGCCTCGAATGACTCTGACTTAGGGGAGGGCTCTTGAGGTGCTAGCTTAGCTTTCACCTTGTTGAGCTCTAATAGCTTAGAAACTTGTTGTTCGAGGTAGGCTTCTACCTTCTCGCAGGCTTCTTTATGAGTCATTACCCGCTTATTCTCACCTGGAGCGGGTTTTTGTGCTTCATAGTCAGCCCGGATGACCTCGTAGACAAGCTCCGTCGCTTCATTAGCTTTAATAAGTTCATATTCCGACGAGTTGACAAAATTTTCAAGCTCTTGCCGGAAAGCAGACACCATCTGCTCTGTATCCTTTTGTAGACGCTCTTTCTCTGCCTTCTCAGCCTCTTCTTTGGCACGTGCGTCACGTTCTTGGATTGCCTTGAGCTGTTCTTTAATCTCAGCAAGCTCGTCTTTAGGCTGCCCATATTGGAGCATAGACTGGGTGAGCTCGTCGTAGTTCACACCCAGCATCTCCAGAGCATCAAAGGGGTTTTCCTTCAACTTAGATTTCCTTTGTTGAAAGGAATCTAGTTCTGAGCGGAGTTTCTCCATCTCAGCCTGCTTAGCTTTGAGCTCCTGAGCCTGCTGCTGTAGAGCTCTCTCCCTACGAGCGAGTCGCATGAACTTCTCAGCAAACTCGTCTTGGGGTTTGTCTACCTTGGGCTCAGTAGTCTCTGGTGCTTCTGCCTCTGGGGCTGCTGCTGCGGTAGCTGTCACTTCACCGCTGAAAACATCTGACATGATAACTCCTTACATGAGAGGTGGAGGCAACGCGCCTGCTGGTGCAC